GACCATTTCCAAGTAGTCGGATCTGTTGGTGATTGAGTATTATCGCGGGGATCATAAACCTTAACCCCCTTAACAACCGCGGTGACTTTTGGTATTTGTCCCGCAAAAGCCTCATCTGCTTTAAGTCTATAGCACAAATATGCGAATGGTTGATGAATATAGTTACCGTCCACACCACCCCAAGCAGTCGCCATGGGGTCAACAACTTCACCACTGTCACCGAGACCATAACTTAAATATGCTATTCCACCCGAATAAGGTGCGGAACTAACTAATCTACCACTTGTCCCACTTGGTGAACCATATGTTAATTGTTGATTGCCAAAATAGACACTCTCAATAGCATCAACAGGACCAACAGATAATATGCGTGACTCAAATGCCCACTCATTGTTTGATCCACTACTATTCCATCGGTTGACCGCTCCCGGAACTCTTGCACGCCCCAATACATATGGCCAAGGAACAGTCGCACCAATGTCTGGCAACTGTTGTCCTTGCCGACTAATGTCGGGGATTCGACCGCCAAATAACGCACTAACTGTGGTGTAAACCGATATGGCAGCAGCACTTACGATTGCAGCACCAACAACCGTCGCAACCGCACCTGATAACCCATATGCTGCCCCGACACTAGCGAAAAATGTCAAAACAGGTTCGGCATTTGCGACACCCATCATAGATAGATAGGAAGTGGTCAAAACCAGATATTTCTTTAAAAATCCCATGCCGTTGTGCCACCTATCTCAATCCCGACAATCCCACCACTCTCATGCGGACAATACATTTTATTTCTATCTAGTACACATAATCGTGTACCCAAAGGTTGGTTCCCTTGTAAAATGACCGCACCCCTATGTGCTTCTTGTGGTAATACCCTTCGTGCATTAGGTAGAAAGTCGTCCAACACCTTGTCAACGCCACCCAGCGAGCAAATAAGGCGATATGCTTCATTTTGCGTCCCATAAGTCCCCCGCAATTCTTTCATGGGATCAATACCCGTAATTGCTTCGACGCAATCAGATGCAAAGGTAAAGCAGTCGAATACCCCCCAGCGAAAATGCTCATCCTTCACACGATCAAATACATCATACAAACGAATGTCCCAATCATCTAACCTCATGCCACACCCCATTTACGCTTAATTGTGCGCAAAATCGCAGACTGTGAAAGAAATGTAGAATTTGGTGTGACTTCCCTATGTGTCTCCTGCGACAATTTGCGAGGGTTAACCATATTGAATAAAAGTGTCCTATCTTCAATCTCTAGCGTGAGAATTTTTGAGCCATTTTCATCTTCCGACACTTTGGCTACATCGATACGCCCCCGAACCTTGTCAACAACAGAATATAAGACCTGTGACTCATTTATATCCATCAATGCAATAGATACAATTACCTCTTTGTTTTGCAAAGTCACATTAGTCAATGTCCGACCTATGACATCGGCCCAACCGTCTGCGACTTGGGTATTCCCTTCATGATCCTCATAATTTCCAGACATTGTCAGGGTGAATGGTCTGGCGACTTTCGACAAACCATCTTCACCAAATTCAATACTACCAAATGAACCAACCCCAATATGCACGTTTCCGTTAAAACTCGGTGAACTTCCCACCCCATCCCATAAATATACAGGACCAGAATCAAGGGTTATGGTTATGAAAGTGCGTAAACTTGTCGCACCTTGCTTAAGAGCACTAATAAGGCCGGGATCATACATTGCGCCCCCCCATTCTCTTATCATTCAACAATATGCGGCCTTGTCGGTTAACGGTACTGGAAAGCTTACCGACCTGTTGTCTAACAGGGGCAACCTTCGTTTCCGTAACACTCTCAACCGTTGCTTCAAGCATCTCGGATTTAAGCGATACTGTCACATTCACACTGCCACCGCGGCCACCACCAAGGGAATTGTTCACCGGGACACGTCCCGTATTCTGAATATACTCAAAAAGCGGCCGATAGCGGTTGGTATTGTCACTATTAAACACAAATTCATTCTTGTGGACCACGCCTGCAACATCGGTTAATCCACCCCCGCCTGTATAACCACCATCACGGAAGCCCTTGCCCTGAGCATTTATATTAGCAATGGCCAGCGCACCTTGGGAGATTGCGAAAGCCGCATCCACATATGCCTTTGCGCTCGGTAATTGAGATAGGGCACCCATTACGGCCTGTTGGGTTTTCATAATGACATCGGCAATCGCAAAAGCCTTATAAATAGCCATCAAGCGCTTATATTCTTTTGATTGCTCACCACCGTAAATCTTGGCAATCTGTGCGAGATTACCGAACATTCCTACGGTCTTTGTTACGGTGTCCTGAATACGCTCACGTTCCAGCGCAATCAATTTATCGGTGTATTTCTTTTTAACCTGCTCTTTAAGAGACTCATAATATTCAAAATTAACCAAGTCCTCGGCTTGCGCCGCTCTTATGATCTCCAACTCTTTTTGTTTCTGTGCCTGTAAGCGACTAATCTGTTGCTCGAACGGATTCATCAAACCGAACTGGACTTCACCAATCTTCTCGGCTTTTTTCTTCCTGTCACGCTCCAGCTTTTCTTGCTCGGCCTGTAACTTTATCATCTGGGCAATTTCTTGATTGGCACCATAAAGAACGCGGGCATATTCCATTGCCTGCTCTTTTGTGCCCTTCCAACCAGACGCCAAGATTTGCTGGTATTGGATAGTTATTTGATATTCATCGTTACTTTGACCAAGTGCGATTTTTTGCTCACGTAAATTGGCAAGCTGCTTGTCCAATTCAGCGCGTATATTTTTCTCGACTTTTGTGCGACGCCTACCAAGAACCTCATTATCGGTGAGTTTGTCGTTCTTTATTCTATCTTCAAGAATATTGACCGCTTTCTGCCTATCCTCAACAGCAGAATCTAATTCAAATATCTGCTTATTCAGTTTAGATAATTGTTTTTCAAGCTGTCCTGAATTTTTAATAGCCCCATACATGAACACATTGCTCGGACCAACAGAATCATCAATTGATTTTAACTCCGATAATATTGACGTTTGCTTTGTAAGCAGTTGATTAAGTCTATCAACATCATCTTCTAGTGCAAATTTCCGAGAAGCTAATCGTCTTTCAGCCTGTACTTTTAACAAAGCCCTTTCGCCTTCTTCAACACGAAGCAACCAATCCCGAAGATCTTGTAAACTCTCGGAATACTGGTCGCCGCCCTCGGCGGCCTCACGCGCCTTCTCCTTCGCCTTACCCATGGCAACCAGTACAGCGCCCAACACGGCGCCAAAAGCGCCAACGACAGCACCCATGGGACCAAAGACACCAAGCAACTGCGTACCTTGTTGTGTGAGGGCTATGAGGGCATTTGTGCCAGATGCAGTTTGTACGGCAAAGTCACCAACTTGATAACCAGCCTGTTGCATAATCATGGCATAACGAGAACCACCCTTGGATGTTAAGCCAAGTGCACTACCTTGCATTTTCAATGCTTGGACAGAACGCTGATATTGTGCGGCAATCTGCTTTTCCAGCTTGATTGCACGCTCCTTACTCACAGCGTTGGTCTGTAACGCCTTATTTACCCTAAGAAGGTTTCTCTCATAATCACGGGTTAATCTAAGAACAGGATCTTGGGCATTCTCCAGACGCTCAAAATCTCTCTTGATTGCCTTAACGGAACCACTCAACCGATCAGTACTTTTCTTGACCTTATCAAGTGAAGGACTGGCGTCATCTTCGGCCAACAAGCGTATTACAAAAGAATTACTTCCAGTCATCTTTTAATCCTTTCGCATACCCAAATAAATTAAAAAACCTTGGAAGTCCCTTACTTTCATACCCCTAATCTCATCTGGGGTTTTATGTAGAATTTCACATAGTTGGTAAATTGCCGAGTCTACATTACCCGGCTCTCTCAGTTTTTTTCCATTTCCTCAGGTGATTGATCACCTTTATACAAAGCCATGTAAATTTTCTGAATGGTTCGAGCCGAAACCTTCTCCATCAATTCCTTCTTATTACCCCAATCAAAAATTGGCTGACCTTCTTTATCCAAAACCATTCGGATAATCGAACACACCATGTGTGTTTGTAAAGAGCCGGGAACAAGCGTCTTAGTCAACGGGTCAAATTCCCCGGCCATTTGGGCAATTTTCTCATCATCCGCAACGGTTCTATCACGGGTGTAAAAATTCAAACCATCTGGTAAATCACAATCAAGAGGATAAATGTCGTCCTTCAAATCAGACTTCAAAATGTCAAGGGCACTTTTCATTTCAATCTCCTATATGATTGTTGAATATACGGGGGCTGACGCAGCTTCCCAACTGAAATTCTTGGTGACAGCACCCATACCAGCAGGTGAGTCAACTGCCTTACTGGTCACAATAGCTGAAATCGTGACCCTCTCCTTCCCTGTGGTATTACCCTCAGGGTATAAAACCAAACTCACCACTGAACCAATACTTAATGTGTCTTGTCCGGTGGTGTCATTATCCACATAAAAGCAGTTAACCGAACCAGACGTTGATTTAAGACCAACTTTCTTGATCTCATGTGTAGCAGCTTGATTGGTGAAGTCGGTTGTGCCCGCTGTCTCCGTATAATTCCACGACACAACTTCCGCAATTTGAGCAGATCCAGAATAAACAGCGCCTTCATGTCCCTGATATGTAGTCATCTTCTTCTCCTATACCTTGTTGTAAGGGTCATCAATCATTGTATCAACATACACGGTGTATTGCATTTGTAATGACGCCTCTATTTTCTCACCACGATTGGACAAGTCCATCTTTGTTGATACCAATTGAATATCGTTAGCCAATGTAACCGCCGTGGGGATTAAAATAGACTCAACCTCAGCACTAAGATCGTCAGCCACCGTATCATAATCAGAATTGGCAGCAATCCAACAAAACAATACTAATTGTATCGTCCGCCTTAACCTACCATTTTGCGTTTGTCTTTCAACTGACTCATCTCTTGTTGAAATCAGAATAGCAGGTAAATCACCCGGACCCAATTCATTCACAGGGTTGACAAAGATATTGGTTCCGGCAGCGGTGTTACCCAATAACAATGTTTTTACCTGATTACGCAACAATGTCCGAACATGTGCCATTATTTAGTGATTTTCTCCGCTATGGGAGGCTGCATTTCCAACCATTGTTTTGCTGTTTCAAGGTCACAATTATGTGGTCCAAGAATGTCTCCATTCGCGATAATATTGCCGCGATAAGTTAATGAAGCAATCGCACGAATACCAAAATCAGCCATTGTTTCGGGTTTCTTAACTGCGGGTTTCTTAACTGCGGGTTTCTTAACTGCGGGTTTCTTAACTGCGGGTTTTTCATTAGCCATGTTTTTCTCCTATTGCTTATGAATTTGAATGACTACCAAGCCATTCCCAAGGTCATCCTGATCACCCATTTTATAGTTTACACCATTTAATGAGATCACCCCATCTTTATCCATCGTCTGATATACCGATTTACGAATAGACAAATATCGGGCATTTGATGCAACAGATGCGTCCTGCTCAAAAACCGTCTGGTCGGTGGCGACTCGTTCAACACACTCATACGGACCCGCCTGTGTGCCCCCAAGCGGGGTATAATAAAACTCATCGCCACCGATAGCGGGAATAATACCATCCGGTAATCCCTCAAACAAAGGGTTAACCATTCAGTTTGACGGCAACAGTTGTGACACCGCTCCCTTTACTCTCAAAAGCAATACCGGCAAGTGTATTACCAGTAGGCGTGGCGGTGATGTTACCAGCACCAGCGTCCCAATAAACCAAATCACCGGGTGAGAGTGTGTCAGTACCCAAGGCAGGTAAATTATACACGCCTTCCAATGACACTGTATATTTATCGCCAGACGCGGCAGCAGCAGTTTCAGCCACACCGACACGTTGGGATACAACAACCACTGCGCCCGATGCAACCGCCGCTGTGGCGGTTAATTCAATCTTTTCACCGGGTTGTACATAATTTGTAGCCATATCGTTTTCTCCTATGGGTTTCGATTAACCTGCGTATGGGTTTTTGGTCATACCACGCCAGTCAATAGCTTTAGCCGCCACATCCATGTAAGCAACATATTTGATACCAAGCGTATTGATGTCATCCTCTTGGCGCATCTCAATACCTGTTTGACCTTCAAGGCGAGCCAACTCAATAGTATCAACACTGGCGGGATCGGCGATGACATACCAAGGTCGCGATGTACCCGCATTATCGGTCAAACGAGGTTCCGCAATCACTTCCAGATTAAGATTGCGGAATGGATTCTCGTTAGCCGTCTGGGCGGGATAAAGGTTCGTGGCAATCAATTTTTGCGCTTCGGTCTGGAGACTTGCAGGTACAACAATGAATTTCATCATCAAATTGATGTATGATTGATTGTCCAATGTTTTCATCTTGAGTAATTTCTCGCGCAATTCAGAAAGCGTAGCCACACTCAACGCACCTGCTGTCCCAATGTTACCATGAGCAGCAGAGAACAAGGGATTACCATCAGCCATGTTTCCATTGGTGTTAATAACACCATAAACCAAATCTGACTCCAGATTGGCCGCGGCCTGAGCAGATGAACGAATCATGCGCATCAAACCGTCAAGGTCGTCATTGATAAACAACTCGCGAGTAAGGGCAATACCAGATGCATAAGTGGCCAATTGGATAGTCTCTTTACTATCACTCGAAGTACCGTATTTGATCTCGGTGTTCTCACTTTTCTTAACCAGTGCGGGATAATCTCCAGTCTGTATACGGCTCGATGGTCGAAAATCACGCAACACACCGATCGTGGTGAATGGACGGAATGTTTGTGGTGCAATGTCATATTCACGACGTAACATCCGGCCAACATTTGTACCCATCAAATTAGAAAAGTCATCGGTAGAATGATAACCTGTCGCCGCACGGGTAAGAGACGTAGCCTCTCGGTGACTTGTCATAATCCTGAACAATTCATCCCGTGAGAACTGGTTTGATCGGATACCGCGAAAAGCAAGAATTTCTTCGGCAATTGCGCTAAAAGAACTACGTTTTGCAAGTCTTTCAAGCCCTAATTGTTTGACATCGTCACCAACCTCACCACCGCGAGACATCATCACTTCAACCACATTGGTCAATGCAGAAAAGAAACGATTGTGTTTACGCTCGTCTCCATCAACAGTCACTCTCACTTGGGTTTCAGTTTTTTCATCGTTTTCCGCGACATTATTGATGAGATATTCACGAACCTCGTCCAATGTTTTACCATCATCAATCAGCATTTTACGCGATTGTTCAGAATTTTTCACAATGGCGTCAGAGTCACCACGATAAAGCGCGTTCACCAAATTTGTTGCTTCACGAACATCTTTCAATGCCTTCTCGCGAGCCTCTTTGCGGATTTTTTTTTCCTCCGCTTTACGAGCCGCTTCCTCTTTTTCACGAGCAACTTTCAATTCTTCCTCAGTCATAGGATTATTCTCCATCTCTTTAGCGCGATTTTCCATTTCATTAACATCACTGCGCGTCCCTGCGCCATCATCGGCAGCAATGCAAACCATTGATAATTCATATGGTTCCCAATCGTTAATCATTCGACGAGGAAGTTCACCATCATCGGAAGCATCAACCTCCTGATAGCCATAAATTTTATAACCAACACTGACTTTACTAATGATGCCATCTCTCACATCTTGCCAGATTGGGTTAACATCCTTACGGTTGGAAAAACGAATAGTGGCAATCGCCTCCCCGTTCTCAATCCGAACACTGTTTGGTTCGACAACACCAATCACAGAATCCAAATCATAAGCTGAATGATTGTTGAGAAGGGGTGCTTTATTATTCAACCGCTCCATGCGGATAGCGTCCTCAGACACAACCAATTCTTCAACATAATAATAATCGCCTCGCCAATCATACCGCTTAACAGGCGCGCCCTTTGACCAAACCACTTCAACGGTGCGATTTTCTTCATTAACCGTGTCAGGGTTAATCATCGCCATCCGCGTTAACTGGTCACTTTGATGGCTTTCCTTGCGTTTCTGCATCTGACATATCCTTGTGTTTGATGCCCGATCTCGCCATTTTCCGGACATCTACATCGCTTTCTAAGCCCATTTCTTCCAAATTTGCAAGTAATTTAGCAGTTTCTGCTAATATTTTCTTCGGATTCCCACCCCTTTTACGCACGGAATCCTCCCAAGAGGTGTATAATGCTCGATTTTCCAACAAATCAGTCTTGGCATCTTTTTCAGGGTCAACAGACACAAAGGCGGGTGGGGTCCATTCGACCCGATATATTTTTGGGTTATTTGACGGTAGTTTACCCATGAAAATAGCGGTATCAATCATCCATCGCCATATTGGTTCACAGAACATAGGTATGAGGCAGTGTTCACGAAACTTCTTGATCGCGCCCTGAAAAACCACGTTACCGGCACGATAACTCGAATAATTTACATCCGCTAAATCACCACTCAATAACGGATAATGCATGTTAACACCCGTAGAAATCTTCATCTTGTGTGCCTTGATGAACTCAAAATATCCACCAACACTTGCAGGCTGACCAAATTGAACAGACTCTTGTGGTTCCAAATATAAAATACTTGCTGGGTTAATTCTTTCTACCCGACGATCAGTATAGTCAGTATCTTGCACACCCACGCTAAGATTATCTCTATCGGGAGTAGTTACAGCCATGGTGAAGCATGACTCGACCTTTTTCCGCACTATCTCGGCTTGCTCATAATCATCCAAATCCCGAATATCCATTGCAATTGGTGTGAGCATCGGTTTACCTAAAAGCTGGCCGGGGCGTTCTTTATCAAACGCGATAGTAATATCCCTTGCAGGAACAACAGATGTTTCCGTTGTATACTGACTAAACAAACCAATGTCATCGGGGTGATACTTGAATAAATGGTATCGCACTGGTTTCCCCAAAGCACTTACTTCAATACCATTAAATATGCGATTGGAACCAGTCTTAACCGTCACATAATCGTTCAATTGGTCTGGTTCCAAAATCTGAATCTGTATAGGTAGCGATAAATTATCAGATAATCGACGATACCTGCGTCTAACTAACACGCTGCCAGACTCCAATATGGTTTGGGTCGCAATCATTTGTAACCCATAAAAAGAATGGACCCCTTCGGAATCACACTCTTTCTTCCACACATCAAACACTTCCATGATTGCGACATCGAGATCATTGTCACCAGTATCAGGCGACGGAATAATCCCCTTGCCGACAACCGTGTTTGCGAAGATATTTATGGCTGAATTTGCAATACCGCTATTTCGCCGTAACTCTCTGGAAGTGTTTATCAGAGTCTTGATTTTACCATCCATCGCAGCATTGGCGGTTCCAGATGGTCGTTTCCACTTTTTTGTTCTTGGTCCGGGTTTTGCTACATCATAATACCGTAATGCCTTCCGGGCTTGCACACGGGTTAATGCGGATTTTGGTGCAAAATATGATACCACTTTATCAATCAGGTTCATGTTTAATCTCGCTCAAATTGGAATGTCCCGATGCTCGGCTTAGAAGTAGTGATACCCAAATCCCGCTCCATCCTGATTTTAAGTCGCTCCATCTCGGCTAACGACCGATATGTAATGTCTTGATCACCATATTGGACACGTCTGGCCCCCGTTGCGAGCGCCTTAATCAACGCATCATATTGTGCTTGTGTATATGTAGCCATCAATCCCACCAATCTTGATAAGGTGAAGCCTCTCTTGGCTTCTTGGTCGGAACTATCACACTTTCCCCAGTTTGGCTAGTCACTGTCACTTCTGGGGCTACAGAATGGTCTCGGTCAAGCCGCCATTTGTGCATCATCACCAATCCCTGCAACGCCGCCATGGCATACACACGGCAATCCAGCGCCTCATTGGCGCGATTGCGGCTGACCTTCTCCCATACAGTCACTTGCCGCCCCCGCCACTCCCCCATGACCAAATGCTCGGCTGTCAATTGCTCAAAATACCATAATTCTCTGTCCTCTGGAAAGTGCATATAACCCGGACCAGACTCATCCAACTGGAGCCTTGAATAAATTATGTCCTTGGCCGCAGCCACACCCACCATATAAAGTCGTGAATTGTCGCGCCCCTTTTGGCGTCCAACACTGGTTGGCCAAATCGGTGATCTTTCCCCCCTTGTATTGAGGGCAACCCCCTTAATCGGCCAAACTCGTCGGCCTCGGCGCTCGTTACAGAAATTATAAGCTCGCTGGGTAGCGTGACCGCCTGTATCAACACAAGCGCCTTCCACATACATCAATCGTCCATCTTCACGCACATGGGGGGATTGAAGAAACTCATCCAGTCTATCCCACGGCTCATCTGTGTTAGTATCGCCCTCGAATATCTCATACGCGATTGACCAACTTTCTTCATCACTTGCCCAACCAACCACTTCACACACGAGGTATTGGTCTTGCTGGTCAATACCTGCTGTCAATGTGTTCACTTTAAGCGGTACATCGGCTTTATACATTTCACGATTATTGAGAAGTGTCTCGGCACTCAAGGTCTCACCAACACTGACAAATGGTTCGGCTAATTGTGTATTAACAAAGGTCTGATATTCCTCACGACTCTTGGCTTTCACAACAGCTAAAAACTTGCGCACAAGATCTGGTAAATGCACCATCTTGTCATGGAGTTTAGATGCTTGAAATCCAGCATGTCCGTTATACGCACTCTCTTTACCACATTCGGGACATAGTGAGCGCCCCTTCTCGTTCCACATTTCGGGCGTTCTGTTATTACCGCAGCAAAAAAATTCGGCAGTTTGCCGCCATCCGTAATCTGGATAACTGGCTATCTCATCCAAAGCATTTCGGCGCTCTTTTTCATCCCATAAACACCCACAATGCCCGCACATGATTGCGGCGGTATCTGGTTGGTGGTTCCCATATTCGTCTTTACCCCATTTTACATTTTCCTTGAAACCAAGAGTTTGTCGCTCATCGCAATGTGGACACCGAAGGAAAAGCTTACGCTGGTCCGACTGTTGATACTCCCGCCAAATACGCGATGTTTTTTCGTCGGTCGGTGAACATGTGCGAATAAATTTACGATTCCACCATCTTGCGGCACGTTCCTCGGCCAGCTTCATTGGGTCGCCTTCTTTACCTGCACTCTTTGGGTATTTGTCAATCTCATCACAAATGATGAACGCCTTTGGGCGGGAAGCAAGGTCGCCCGGTGCATTGGCCCCCACAAGGTCAAGCGCGCCACCGGGGTACTCCATATGGACAAGGGTGTTGTCCGACTCTCGCGACCGTGACGACTCCACTTTACCCCGTAAAACAGGAGTATCGCGAAGCATCTTTTTTACACGGTCCTTCGATATAGATTTTGCCAGATCAACAGTTGGGAGAACAAACAACATCGGTACCGGATTTTCATCCATTGCCCAACCAATCACATTGAGTAATAACTCAGTTTTCATCAACTGCGTACAGCACATCAAACTTATTGTATTGGTATCCTTTTCAGTCACCGCGTACATAGGACCATACGCGGCTGGCACACGGTTGGTTTTCCATCGCCCCGGCTCAGACGATGCCTCTGGAGACAGAAACCGCCTTTCCTCAGCCCATTCAACCAGATTTAGTCTTGTTGGTGGTCTTAAATTTTCCCGAAGGGATTTTTGGAGTACGCTTCTTAATCGTCTTTTGTTCTTTAGCATATTTCTTATCCGCCTGTAATTCAGATAGTGCTGCGCTGATCTCATCCACAAGGATTGCATTTATCTCGGAAGCCGCAGAAGGATCGTTAAATTCCTCAGCTAGTCTAGCTGACATTGAGCCGGGTAATTTAAGCAGGTTTGCCCGTAACAATTTGTATTCATGGCTAACCACATCTTCAATATCGGCAATATCGACAAGTAGCCCCTTTTCCTTATTCAGTTTAATTTCTGCCAGTTCGGCATCCGCTGCCATTTTACGACGTTTTGAGATTATCTCGCTATCTTTACTCCCTTCAACGCCACCATCAGGAAGCTGCTCTTTGAACCACCAACGGATCACCTCCATGCTATCGAACACATGGGCTTTTCCTCGGCTACCCTGCACCTCAACAGGCATACCATTCGCCAACCATTTTTCGGCTGTCCCCATGGAACGGTCAAACATTTCGGCAACTTGTTTTAGGTTCAGTTTCATACCCATTTTATAGTTCTCCACAGCGACGGTTAATTATGCTCAATCATAGCATAATTATAGTATTTTCCGCTAATTTGATTATTTTCTCGGCACATGATAGATTTTCATGTTTACCTTACGAAAAATTTTGTAACGAGTCAAAAAACGGGGCCCGAATTTACC